CAATTTTATAATATTTTAAAAATTGAATTAAAAATATTATATTAATTATAATATGTAATATGAGTATAAATAACAATGCTATAAAAAGAATAGCAAAGGATGTTAAATATATATTAACTAATTCTTCTTCTTTAAGTTCGGAAAATATATATTATAAGCACGATGAGGAAAATGTAATGAAAGGTTATGCATTAATAATAGGGCAACCAAGTACTCCATATGGTTATGGGTATTATTTTTTTGAATTAATTTTTCCCGACAATTATCCTTTTGCGCCACCGGAGGTTCATTATTTGACAAATGATGGATACACGCGATTTAATCCCAATTTATATACTAATGGAAAAGTATGCTTATCAATTTTGAATACTTGGTCAGGTGAAAGTTGGACTGCGTGCCAAACAATATATTCGCTATTGCTAACAATATCAAGTATATTGTGTGAAAACCCATTATTAAATGAGCCGGGAATTAGTATAGGTCATAATGATCTACATAAATATAATTATGTGGTTAGTTATAAAAATATCGAATTTGCAATAATTAAAGTAATTAAAATGGTGTGTTTTAATGAGGCTATGAATGTTAATAATATTAACAAAGAGCATATTTTATTAATGAGTAAGTTTAAAACTATTATTAGCGAAACATTTATGAATAATAAAGATAAAATTATTGAGTTTATTAATGTTAATAGGATTAAATACGAAGACTTAATTAATGAGGACAAATATATATATATATCTGTTTACAATTTAAAATTTAATTTAACATATGATAATTTGAAGAGATTAATATTAGATATTAATATATTGTAAAATTGAGTAATTATTTAAATAATTAACTATTATTAATATATAGTAGTTAATATGGACTTTTGTTCTAACTGTAATAATATGTATTATATTAAATTAGAAAATCAAGATTGCGATAAGATTGTTTATTATTGCAGAAATTGCGGAAATACAGACGATAAGTTAGTAAATGTAAAGAAATGTATTTTAAAAGAAAATATTAATGTATCTGAAGATAAATTTAATATTCATATTAATAAATACACAAAATTAGATATTACTTTACCGAGAATTAATTATATTAAGTGTCCTAATGAAAATTGTGAAACAAATAAATCCGATTATGATGCCAGGAAAAAGGAGATTATTTTTATTAGATATGATGATACTCAGATGAAATATTTATATTTATGCAGCCATTGTGATTGTATTTGGAAAACTGTATAATATATACTTTATTTATTTCTATTTATTTCTTTTTTATTTTATTTCTTTTTATTTTATTTTATTTATTTCTTTTTTATTTTATTTATAATTGATATAAATTTATAATTGATATAAATTTATAATATTTATATATTAATAATATTAATATAATGGACGATACTAATGAGCAAGAACCCGAAGAGGTTGAAGAATTAGGGCAAACGGATGATGAGGTTGAAGATGATGTATCTACGGAAAATGAAGATAAGCAAAGTATTCGTGATATTGAAACAGACGATGAAGCTATTGAAACAGACGATGAAGAAATAGATGAAGAAAAGTTATATGATTCGGACGAGGCAACAGAAAAGATTAATGTTTTTGATAATGCAAAAACAAATTATGCAAAATATGATTATGAATTAGAAGATGTTGATACTAATGATAATTACAAATTGAATGAAAATTTTAAAAAAAATCATATATTAAATTATCATAATGAGTGCCTACATAAAAATTTTAATGAAATAAAAGAATTGTGCAAAGTTACACGTGATAAAGAGGGAACTATTATAGATGAACAACATAAAACAATACCAATATTAACAAAATATGAAAAAACAAAGATTTTAGGAATGCGTGTAAAACAATTGAATAATGGAGCGCAACCCTATATAGTTAATAGCGAGAAAACTATTGATAATTATGTAATTGCTTTAATTGAATTAGAACAAAAAAAAATCCCTTTTATTATTCAACGACCATTACCAAATAATAATTTTGAATATTGGAAATTACACGATTTAGACATATTATAAGTGTAACTGCAACTTTGTAATTTTATCGCTTAAATCTATTTCCACAATCTAAGCATGTAACAAAAGTTGTCATAGGCTCATCAGCGCTTCGTGTTTGTAATTGATAATATGTGCATTTTTTTGATTTACATTTTCCACAAATAAAATCATCAGTAGATGCTTCTATTTTTGGCGTAAACTTATTTTCATCTTTAATACGTTTTTCTTCTATTAATACTTCCCACAAGTCAGGACGCATTTCTTGATGATTCATAAAAGCAAGCTCGTGTGCTTTAAATGACTTCAATAGTAGTTTGTCAACAACTTCTTTATTTTTAAGATTTAATAATATAGAACGCAATTTTTGAATATATAAAATAACAAATGAGTCATTAGACCACTTTTTAATAAGTTTTTTTTCATCGCTCATAGTTAATGTATAATTATAAATTCCCTTTTCTAAGTTTGTGCTTATTTTTTCATTATTAATACTATGATTAATCTTAGCGATCACGCATTGTCTAAACTTATCAGGGTCACTAATAGTTCTTGAATACTTACTCATTATGAACACTAAAATAATTATATAATTATATAAATAAAACTTTATATAATTATCAATTTTATATTTTTACTTTTTATATCTTATTCTTCGTTGTCGTCTGAATAACTATACAATTCATAACTTAATTCAGAATTTACTTCATAATCTTCATTTTTATTCAAATTAGTATCCATGCTTCTTAACGCATCGCTAATATCATTAGTACTAGTATTAGTATTAGTACTATTATTAGTAGTACCATCATTAGTACTATTATTAGTAGTACTACTATTATTAGTAGTACTATTAGTACTATTATTAGTACTAACATTAGTACTAACATTAGCACTTTGTCCTTTAATATTTTTCGTTTTACTGCTATCAGTTTCATCATCATTATTAGAACCGGTTTCAATAACTTCTTTCAAATTGAAAAATTCATTGAAGAATTTGCTATCTAAATTAATGTACTCTTTATTATTCTTAAGTAAAAAAATACACTTATTATTAATATTTACATTTATAGAATATTTTAAAAAAAGATTATGCTGACTGTACATTTTACATACACTATCAACTTTACACCATAATTCAAGCTCTTTACTATCATCCACTTTCCAAACATATAATTTATTAACATTGTTTGATGACTTGTATCCGCATTTTTTATAAATATTCTCTTCATCTACATTTTTAATCTTGAACTGCTTAAAAGTGCTATTTTTAAATGTAATACAAGATATCATTATTTAGGTTATAATAATTTAGCAATATATGTTTAAGTTATTACAAAATATATAATAAGTTGTATTTAAGTATAATTTTTTAATATAATATACAAAATACAAAACAAATGATTTTATATATTATTACTTGGACTTGTATATATACAATATTACTCTTTTTATTGCACAATTTATATTTATTTTTTCAAAATAACTTAACAACCACAAAAAATAGGGATTATTATAATAGTATTCCAGTTTCAATACCAAGTCCAATACCAATCTCAATTCCTACAGAAATTATTGAAACAAATGTTGAAAACAAAATCATTAATTCCAATGATGTAAATAGTGATTTTACTTCTCAAATGAAATATGAATTAAATGATTTTATAAGTAAAATTAAAAATTAAATAACAATTAAATAACAATTAAATATAATTCTTTTTAAAACTGAGAACAATTGATTTAAATATATATTACATATTTAAATTATTAACACGTTAATAAATGTTAAAACACAGTAAGCAAAAACATACATTAAATATATTTAATGATTTCAAATATATTAGTAACAGATTTCCATTACATAATTTTACAAATACAAATTTAAATACGAATTTTAATGTAACAAATTTGGCTATTGATTTAGATTATTATATATTAAAACCTAAAGGCAGAAGAGGATACTTATGGTTTACTTATTATAAAAAAGAAATGCTTTGTATATTAATATTTATAAATAATAGAAATTTAGACGATGTAAGTAATGAATTTTATAAATATGAAATAAATTATGATAATACATTATGCTATAATAATGTATTATTATCAGGCACGTATTTTTACAAATATGTAAATAATAATAAAGCATTATGTTTACAACATTATTTCATTATTGACAATGTATTGAACTATAATTTTTATAACAATATAATAAATAATAATGAATTATTTAGAGCAAAATTAAATTTATGTAAAATGGTAATGCAAAATATTAGTAATACGAATTTTAATATAAATTTAGGAGTAATTTTAGACAATTATGATAGCATATTCAAAATTATATATAAATTGAATTATGATATATATTGCATATCTTGTTATTCAAGTAACAAGTATTTAGGAAATTTTATAATGAACATACCATTATCAAATGCACATAATTATGGTTATAATTTTAAAGTAACAGCATGCATAAACCCAGATATATATAATTTATATATATTAGATAACAATAAGGAAATATTTTATGAATATGCATTAATTGATAGCTATAAAACAAGCGTTTTTATGAATGATTTATTTAGGAAAATAAAGGAAAATAAAAATCTGGATCTTTTAGAAGAAAGCGATAGTGAAGAAGAATTTGAAAATATTGATTTAGAAAAATTTGTAAATCTCAAAAAATCTTATATTATTGAATGTTTTTATAATAAAAAATTTAAAAAATGGATCCCCAAAAATTTAGCAAAAAATAATTATATAATTGATAAAAATAAAATTAATTTAATTAAAAATAAAAATAAAATCTTTTTATAATATATAAAAAAATGTTGTTTGCGTTAAACGATCTAATTGTTCAGGAAGGCGGTCAAACTCAGTATGGACAGCAGACTACTCAAGGTGGAAGAAGAAGAAGAAAGTCGCGCAAATCAAAAGGCTCGAGAAGAAGAAGAAGACGTACCAGACGTCATTAATAATTTTTTTAATATAATTTTTTTAATATAATTTATTTTTATAAAATATCTTTTATTATATAATTTATTTTTTATAAAATAAAATTAATTATATAATTAATATACAATATAATATAATATGCTTGGTGGGTATATATATAATAAACACCAAAAATCTGCGAGACGTAATGCAAGGCGCTCATCGCAGCGTTATTCAAGGCGTTCTTCGAGGCGTTCTTCTATGCGTTTTACCAAACGTTCTGTTAAGCGTAATTTAAGATAATAATTTCTTTGCAAAATAAACAATTACAATTATTATTTAAAGACATTTAATTAATATAATTATTAGACTATTTAGTAAATAATCTAATGATTTTTTAAAGCATTGGTGCCCGAGTGGTCTAAGGGGTGCGACTCAAGTTCGTATGGCGAAAGCCTCGTGGGTTCGAACCCCACCCAATGCAAAATAAAAAAATTTATAACTAAGTTAGTTAATTTATTTATAAATACGCTTTTCCTTTTACTCTTTAATGTTTAGAATGTTGGCTGAGATAACATACTTTTTTGACGCATAAGGCGGGGAGGCTCAAGTAAATCGCTCTTTACTGGAGGAGTAACAGGAACATATGACTGACTACGCTCTGTTTGTGTAAATGCGGTATTCAATTTACTTTTTTGCCTATTTACAACATTTCCAACAGACCTATATGCTGAACAACATTCATCACCTGTTTCGCTATAATTAATTGCGTGACCCGGTAAAATACCAATCTTACCTGCTTCTAAGATGGCGTCTTGATTGGCACCCAAATAAATCAGATCAATAGCATACGATTCTTGAGCACTTGTAATAAGCTTTTTGAGAGATTTTGCGTTAAAATTTGTACTACAATTTTCACAACCATCCGTAGCAACATAGATTAAACATTTATCAAAGCAGCTTGGATTATGCAGTTTTTTCTCCATAAAATATTTAAGGGTTGAACCAATAGCATCATATAATGCTGTTTGTCCTCGTGGAACAAATTGTCTTAATTCAAGCGGACGAACATCCTTAATATTTAGCGACCTAATTAATAATCTCTCTTCATGGTCAAACAACTTAATTGAAACATTTACAGTTTCGCCTTCCTTCAAGCCTTGCTTAATAATTTCAAGTGAAGAATTTACACCGCCAATAGTATCTTGCTCCTTACCAGACATAGAGCCGGAGCGATCAATAATAGCAACAACCTCTTGAGTAAACGATGTCATAGTATAGTACTAATATTAATTATTTACATTATTTTTAAATCAATTTTTTTTATATAGAAATTGATTACTTGATCAAATAAATTCATAACATAATTTACTGCAAAAATAGAATTTGTTTTGCTTCTTATAAAATAAAATATTGAAATTATATTTTTTTTGACATACGTGACATATAATGTTACTATTAGCTAATATTATATGTAGTATATCATTAGGGAGCGCTTGAAGAGTTAACATATACAAATTTATTTATATTTATGTCTCTAAATATAAATCTCTCTAATTATTAAATTTAATCTTAATAATTTCCAAAAATTTATTTAAACTCTCTATAAGAGGAGCAGATTTATAACATAAAAGTTGTAATGTATTACGAGTAGCGCCTTTTTTATCATAAACTAAATAGAATTTATTACTATCTGTTACGTGATTCTTAATTGATATATACTTAGGTAATTTTACAACGTTAGTTTCATTAGTTTCATTAGTTTCATTAGTTTCATTAGCCTGATTATTATTTAAATTGTCCAAAATTTTTATTATTTGGTTTAATTTTTCTATTATACTTATTTTATTAGACTTAGAAGAAATATATGTTTTATTTTTTACCTGATATGGATGTTTTTCTATTTTAAAGTATTCTCTATATAATTTTTTCTCATTATTATAACACTCATTATAATAATTTATATATTTAGGTATATTCAAATCTGCTAATGTGGTTGGTAATTTAACTGCGTTGTGCTTTCTTAATCTCTTATATTCGTCTTTTTCTATTATAATATTTGTTAGCTCATTCATTTATATTAAATTAATAAATTAATAAATTAATAAATTAAAATATAACCGATTTTGTTAAATAAAGCCAAAAGCAAATACCAACTAATGCTTTAGCTATCAAATCCAATATATTATATCCGAACATTTTAGTATATTCATCTGTATGATAAAATACTCCATAAAGCGACCAAATTCCCAAGAATACCCAAAATATAAATTTTGATTGGGGCGTTATTTTTGAACCTGTCATAAAAATCTTCCAAATTGTTCCATATGTTAGGAAAAAGAATACAAAACCTATAAAACTTGCTAAATTTTTATTTAAGTCTCTAGTTTCTCCAATATAACCAAATCCCAACATAGCAAAGTTTAAAACTAATATTAATAAAAATGGATAGATTTTCAGTTGTACCTTATTTTCGTAACCTAACACCATAGAGAGAGCTAATAACATAAATGGTGTTGTGATTACCCAATCAGAATAGCGCATATTATTAATTTTTTCTATAGGAAGAGTTTTTATTGGATTGTCATTATTTTCTTGGGATTTATCATTGCTGTTTGTTGAATTCTCTTTTTCTTTCTCTTTTTCTGACTGTTGATAATTATTTATTTCTGTTATAAATAATCCATAAAAATAAGACGCAATAATTGAAATACTTGTTTCAACATTCATAATATGACGCACAGCAGGAATAGGTGTTCGTAATGCTTCAATAAGTGTTATTGCTGTGGTAGTAAGTAAAAATACATATGTTAAATAGAAACTGCTCAAAACTAATTTTATATTCATATTATATTAATAATAAAGTATATTATAATTATAAATATTTTATTTTATTTATAATGGTCTAAAATAAAATAAAATGCTAAAAATTTAAATGCATAAAAATTTAATTGCTGTACGCTAAACCACCCATACCCGACATAATGCGGAGAACGTTGTAGTTAACCGCATATACGCGGACTTTGGCAGTGGAAACACCCTGAACAGTCGCGTTCGAAAGGACAAGCTGTAATGTCGCATTGTCAATACGCGAGAAATTGCAGGTGCCCGAAGGCTGGTGCTCTTCAGGTCTTAGAGCGAACGAGTACACATTAATACCTGTGTCGGGAGCACGGGTGTGGTGCTGGAATGGCTGAACAAGGTCGAAGTATGTGCCTTCACGCTCCGAGAAGCGATCTTGACCGTTAAGCTGTAATTTGGCAACTACAACTGGATTTTCACCCCAGCAATGCATGTCAATCGCGGTTTCAGCAAGAACAAATGTGCCGGCATCCGAGACACCCGATTCAGTTGCGCCACCATCAGAGTAGCCAGCTGTTGTCTTAATAAATCCAGTTCCAGGCGCTAATTGATTGGAAAATGGATCCTCAAAGAGCGAGGTAGAATTAATAAACGCACCACTACCAACAAGGCCTTTGTTTCCAAAGGCATGAATGGCATTGGGTAACGCATCAAGAGCATCAGTGTAGTTGAACGGCTGAGCACCGAGCAAGTGATTTAGCGAATGGCGCTCTGTGAGCGACGCGCAATAATCAACATTGATGTCGGGCTGAACAACCCAGATTAATTCTTTGCACGGGTGATTTAAATTCAATTTGATTTTGTTGGACGATGAACCAACCGATTCATCACCAGTGAACTGAAGCTGTTCAATCAAGTATTCGTGAGGATTTTGCGCCATACGTCTGCGCTCATCAGTGTCTAAGAAAATGTAATCAACAAAGAGCGAGGCAGCCGCTAACGACTGCTTGTAGGCATCATTAACTTTAGTACCTAAACCATCAAGTTTGCTTACAGCCCATAAGCATTCTTCAATATTGCGAATGTCTAAGTTAATTTTTACTTCGTGGTACTGTAAAGCAATTAAGGGAAGAGCAAGACCGGGATTACGGCAAAACCAGAACTGAAGTGGAACATATAGAGTAGTTTCTGGTAACGCATTGCGAGGAGCGCACACCTGGCGAACACCATCAGCGGAGCAAGGGCCATCAACTGCGGCAAAGTCGGGGTCGCAAATGTATGTTAATTGAGTGGTGTTGCCGATCATTTTATAGTAGCCACGTTCTTGTTCTTTTGATAATGTTAGCTGATTCCAAATGTGCATCCAGTCACCATATTGACGGTCAATACGCTGGCCACCAATTTCAACTTCAACTTGCGAAATTAATTGCTCACCAGGGAAGTCTAACCATCTGGCGTATACATCACCACTAGAATTCTTTAAGGTTTGTCCGATTTCAGGAAGTGTAATCTGTAAATAGGTGCGGAAAGCTAAGTCACCATTGCGCGAAATGGTGCATGTAACACGGCGACCGAAGTCAGCTTGGCCGTTGAAAGTTTGCTCAATCGATTCCATCGCGAAATTGGTGTGACGACGATAGGTGACCTTCCAGAAAGTAATTTGGGGATTACCAGTTAAATATACATCTTGAGCGCCATAGGCGACTAATTGCATTAAACCACCAGCCATTTTTTTATAATATTCCTAAAGAAAATAATTTTTTAAAATTAAATTAATTAATTTAATTAAATTCATTAAATTCATTAAATTCATTAAATTCATTAAATTCATTTAATTTTATTTTAAAAATAAATGAATTAAAATATAAATGAATAAAAAAATAAATGAATTAAAATATAAATGAATTAAAAATTTATTTATTTACAAAAATTAATATATAAATTTTTAATACACTAAAAATATAATTACGATCAATATGAAGAGAACAGGTGTTATAAAAACAACGCTTGATAATAAACACAATGAAATAACCAAATCATTTAAACATAATGAAGAGGTAATCATCCCTAAATGTTTAAAGCAAAATGAGAAATTTGAAAATATGTTAATAAAAGCAAAAAATAAAACAGAAATAATGGAACTTATTAATAAAAATAAAAATACGATAAATGCTCTTAGGAATAAAGAAAAAAATTATTATTTAAGTAACTCTAAATACATTTTTGATTACTTTGAAAATAAGAAAAATATATCAGCAAACGAAACTATAGAAAATTCTGATAAAAATGATATTGTCAAACAATTTTTTTCATTAAATATAAATGATGACATCTCTAATAACTTAATGGAACAATCAAATAAAAATGTATTAGTAAAAAATGATAGCAATAAAAATATAGATAAATATTTTAATAATATTGACCCTAATTATTTAAATTATGACAAGTTTATTTATCCGTCCGATATATGTAATATATGTAATAATGGTGAGTTAATATTTGTTGAAAGTGAAGGTATGACAATATGCTCTAATTGCTCTAATAGTATTAAATATTTAATAGATATAGATAAACCATCATATAAAGAACCACCAAAAGAAGTGTGCTCTTATGCATATAAACGGATAAACCATTTAAAGGAGATTTTGGCGCAATTTCAGGCTAAAGAAAGCACAAATATTCCAGACGAAGTTTTTGAAAACATTAAAAACCAAATAAAGAAAGAGCGCATTAGTTTGAGTGACTTATCAAATAAAAAAACCAAGGAAATATTGAAAAACTTGGGCTATAATAAATATTACGAACATATACCATTTATTAAAGATAAGTTAGGAATTAGACCACCTATTATGAGCGCAGAGCTTGAAGAAACACTATGTAATTTATTTATGGAATTACAAAAGCCATATTCGAAATATTGTCCTAAAGAACGAGTAAATTTTTTAAACTATTATTATACATTATATAAATTATGTGAATTGTTAAATGAGCGCAGTTTTTTACCATATTTTCCTATGTTAAAAGACCGTGAAAAGCGCATAGAACAAGACCAAATATGGAAGAAGATTTGTGACGATTTAGGATGGAAGTTTATTCCTATACCTTAATCTCCTTATCTTACTCGCCTTCACTCAATAATGCGCTAAAAATATTTATTAGATCTAAATAATAGTTTAATGATGCACTTATAAAGTCACCGTCATAATTGCGTTGTAATATAATGTTTGTATCAAACACAATATATACTGAAAATATTAGTAATGAAGCTATGACTATTACTTTTTTAAGATATGAAGATTGAATAATAAAATATTGCACAATGCTAATAATAATTAGTGCTAATAAGGCAAAAAATAATATTAGAGCAGTGATAAACCCTAATTGAATACCACTCATTATTAGTGCAACTCCAAATACAAACATAGTAACAAAAATACTGGCTGTTCCGACAAGCGCAGACTTAACTATACTTGAATCTAATCCATATTTTCTATATGCTAAAAGTATTCCAAAAGCACCAGAAAAGAGAGAAAACAATATGAATTTTAACCATGGAGGCATAGTAAAAAATGCCAAAATTAAAATAATAATAATTGTTACTACAACCGCACCAATATATTTAACGTCAAATTTTTTAGCATCTTTCTCTTCATCAACTTTGACATTTTCACTTACATAATAAGTAATGAAAAGTTGGACTAATAAATTTGCTAAAATTAACGCAAAGAAAACTCTTTTTTCGCTAATTAACTGAAATACTTGTGCTATATCATTTCTAAAAATAGATTTTTTGCTTTTATTTGCTAAATTTGATTTCTTAGAATTCATATTATTATAATAATATAATAATATAAAATAGTATAAAATAGTATAAAAATAGTATAAAAATAGTATAAAAATAGTATATTATTATGCATCGTCAACTTTTAAGGCATTAAAAATATTTGACATATCTATATAGTAATCAAATGAAGCAGTTATAAAATCTCCTTCATAATTGCGTTGTAATATATTGTTGGTTGTATTTACAATATATAATACAAATAAAGAAGCAAGAGCAATTAGGATTAATTTTGTAATAACTAAATAATTATAAATAAAATGTTGCACAATACTTACTATTATTAACAACATTAGAGAATAAAATAAACCAAAAGCCACTTTATTACTCAATCGAATACCGCTCATAGTTATTCCAAAAAATATCATAAAAACGAAAATAATAACACTTCCCACACCAGCCGCATGTATAATATTCGGATCAAAATTATGACTTAGGGATAAAAATATGATTCCATATAGTGCAGAAAAGAGAGAAAATATTAGAAATTTGAACATCATAGACATAGGAACAAATATTAAAAGTAAAACGAAAATTGTAGCTAATATATAGGCACCAATAATAATAGTGTTATATTTATTAGCAT